TCTTCAGTAAGGGCTATATCAAAGTCTTGTTTGCTACTGAGACATTTGCAGTAGGGATTAATATGCCAACGAAGACCGTAGTCTTCACGGCTCTCGAAAAGTTTACGGATGGGCGTATGAGGTCTTTGACTTCGTCGGAATACATTCAAATGGCAGGGAGAGCTGGTCGTCGCGGTAAGGATGTTCGTGGTCTTGTTGTTTATCTGCCCCAGAAAGAGCCTGCGGATACATGGTCCATTCGTGGGATCCTGACAGGGAGAGCCGCGAAGTTTGGCTCTCAGATGTCATTTCATTATGACTTTCTGTTGAAGTGTCTGAACGGAATAACGATGAAATCATTGATAGAAAAGACGTATTGGTGGAGACTTCAGAAGGATGAGATTCAGAAGGTTTCCAACGAGTTGCGGTCGGCGCAGAAAGCGATGGAAACTCAGTTTGCTGCCTTAACGGATGAGGAGAAAAAGGGTTGTGCAGAAAAGGAAGCTTTGGAGGAGAAGATTTCGCAGCTTCAGAATGCAAAGAAGAAGGCTGCGATGCGTGAGCTCGAAGCGTGGAAAGTTGCGCACCGTGAAAGCACGTGGAATCCCATATTGGCGAGATACAATGCTTATAAACAGTGTCAAAGGGAATGTTGGGAATTAGAGAGTAGGCTCGAGGCCTTGGAGCTGGAGGCGTCCGTTCCTTCTCTCCTGCGCCGTCAGGCCGTTCTGGTGGAATACGGATACGTAAACGCGGAAGCGGATGCTGATGCTCACGCTGATGCTGACGCAAAGGCAAAGACATTGGGTTGTCTAAGTGAACTAGGCCTTCTTGCCTCAGAGGTGAATGAAGGCCATCCATTTCTGATGACAGAACTTTTCTTGAGACTTCGTAATCGTAGCGATGCATGGACTCTTGCTGATTTACTATGTATTCTCGCAATCTTCTTAGGTGAGCATAGGGGTGGAGATGAAATGCCCAAAAGCCCTTCTGACCTGGAGATTGATACGAATGTGCGCGACGAATTGTTGCGAATTATGAAAGATGCTGAGGTAGGGTGTAAAAGGGATGGTGGTAGGGATGTGGAGTACTGGACATTGAATACGGAGTGGGTGGAGCCGATTTCCTGCTGGATTTGTGGAGACGACTTACTCGCCAGTGTTGCTGCCGAGTATGGAGTCTTTGAAGGAAATATGCAACGTGCTCTTATGAAACTCATGGGATTAGTGGATGAGTTCAAAGCTTTGGCGACCTTGGCAAATGATATTGGATGGTTGGCGAAACTTGAGGGTGCACAGGCCGTCGTCTTACGCGACGTCATTATTGCGGAAAGTCTGTATCTTCGGATTTAGACTTGGGAGTCTCTATATAAAATGGTCAATGACATGTGGATTGAAATATACTACTGTGATGACAAAGACTATCATAGAGCCATATACCCATAACGCTTTCGTAGTAGAGCCGCGTATATACTGATGTATGAGCGTTTCTACAATTCCCCATGAGCCAATCCACCAGATTACAATTAAAAAACTTATCATCAATATTTTTCCAAATTCCATTACTTTTTTAGTTCTATCTGAAGAGCTGATAATAACTCATCTCTCTGGTTTTGGGCAAGAGGGAATACAATGTGAGGAAGTCCAGCTACTTCGGGAGAAATAACTTGGAGAGTCATCGGGTGTGGCTCACGGTAATATTCTCCAGGAGGCCGTTGCAAACGTTCAACAGATATTCCTACAAATTTACGCGAGATCGGACATTCCCAAAATAATGTGTAATTTCCTAGGCGAAACGCATCTTGTAAAAAAGCTATGCACTCTGTAATCTTTACCTTGTTTGTTGAAGTGGCAGGAATATTTAGACGAATCTGGAGACTCATTCTGGAGTATTATTCATATTCAGTTTAAACACAATTCTGTCTTTCCAACGTGCTTCCTCTCTGACTTCATACCATTGAATCATAACTTCTGTACCCTGTGTTAAAGGGTTGGCGACGAGGTTACGAGTGGTAATCTTGCGTTTCCACTGGGGAACCCAAATCTTGGTCTTTGTTTGTTCAGGATTTTGGCTTATCACAATCCCTTTTACAGGTTCTTTTGAAGGTAGTGTAAGATTGGTCATGAAGAATAAGTCACGACTAAACGCCTTCGCTTGTTTTTGTCTGCGATTCAGTTCATCTATGAGGTCTTGTTTTAGAATAGGCGGTGGAATGTCTTGCAGGATATCTTTCATAGCTCGTTGATTCACAAGGTCGGCGTAGCGACGAATTGGAGAAGAAGCATAGGCATAGAACTCTGAGCCTAGACCATGATGTCTCGTAGTCGGGTCAGTGGATAGACAGTATTCGGCTGATTCATAGAACAAGAATTCAGGTATGCCAGACATGCCTTTTATGGAGGTGACAAGTGGGAGCGATGACTCAGCATGTCTTCTTAGAATTCCTGTACGATGGTGTGCCAAGAGTTGGCCGGCCTGTTGATTATAGAATATCATCATTCTCTCCACCCATTCGTGACTGTCAATAAGTTTCAGACCGGCAATCTTACTTGCACAAGCCTGAAGAATCTTCAACTCTTGTCTCTGATTTGCACGAGAATTAGCCTCATCGTATGTATAAGAAGCCGTGGTTTGCGTATAAGTAAGTCTCCAAGAAGGTTTGCTAATCTCTCGAGTAACTGTGTCATAGGTGAGGCAGAGACTTAGTGTAGGTTTTGCTTCTTGTTGTTCTGACGCAGGCAAAAGTGAGGCTTTCCCTTCTGAGATTTCTTTGGGTATCATAGGATAAATGGCTTCACCTTGGGGAGTGTAAAAGGAGGTTGCTCTCTTCCTTGCAGCAGAATCTAGACAACTACCCTCTTGCACAAGTTCCGAGACATCAGCGATATTGATAGCAATGTTCCAGAAGTTAGGAGAAGTAATATCTTGTTTTATGGTGAAGGTATCGTCCACATCCTTGCATCCTGGTGGGTCAATGTGAAAGGTGAATCCTTCAAGGGTTGGCCTTTGCCCTGGCCTTTGACCTGCATCTGCATCTTTTACATTGGAGACTTCTTCATATAGCGGGAATGCTTTTTGCTCTTTTAAAGAGTCATAGGCATATGCTACAAGAATCACTTCAATCTCCGTTTTATTTGTAGGTTTGCCGAGATTCTTTACAAGATTTGCGCGTTGTAGCTCACCTTCTTTCTTAGGTTCTGAGGGTTCGACAATTGCGTGAACATTGTAAAAGAGTTCGCGCTGAGAACAACCAACGGCTAAAGGCAAGAATCGTTTGTCGTACGGAATAAAGCGAAAGATTGGGACTCCACGTGTTGTCATACCATAACGGACTTTCGAACTGAGCTCAAGAGTTCCGGAAATCCAGTTATGTTTTGAAAGAGGTAGCATCTTTTTTTGTGTTTTGTCTTTTGTCTTTTGTATTTGTGTTAGTTGGTTATATGGGCAAAGGCTGGTTGCAATTTTTATTTTTGGGCAACGGTTAAAAATTGAAAAATGGGTCGCCTGGGTTTGTCCAGTCACGACAATGGCCTATGAATACATTAAGACTCCTGAAGGTAACTATGTATGCCCTCATTGCAATGAGGTAAAGAAGAATCAATCCACGATGCACATGCACTACAAGGCAAATCACGATGGTGCTCTGAAACATAAGTGTAAGGACTGCGATTATGAAACGGCTACAAAGCAGACTCTAGAAAATCATATTCTTGCGAAGCATCGCCCTGTAAATGAGGAGCGTGTAAAAGAATATAAGTGTGGTGGTTGTGAATTTAAATCAGTATCACGTGGCGGTCTTCGTAGTCATTATCTACTACGTCATCTTTCCAAGGAAGTTTCAAAGTACCTTGGAAAGACAGAGGGGGGTGACATTCAGTGCACTGGGTGCGGTTGTGAATTTAATAGTAAGCCATCATTTGTATATCATCTAGCCAATTGCCTACCTGCAGAAGTCGTATCTAGAAAGGAAGTAAGTGATGCTCTAGGAGTCTAGTTAATTTACTTTCGTTTCTTGGCTTCTTTTTTCTACCTTCGACTGTATGTCAGCTTCAGACATTTCTTGAAGACTCGTGACAATACTATATAAGTGATATCCTAGAGCGGCAAAAGATAGCATAGCCAAGACTTCATATGCCCATCTAGGAGTATCATAGCCTCTTGAGCCGATATAGATTAAGAGTGGGGCTACAGTAAGAACATGTATTAGATTTATCCAGACTGCGGAACTATGTGCACGCCAACGCACAATAGTTCTATAAGAATGATAAATGAGAATGAGAATTCCAAGAATCTGTAAAAGGGTGAACATCCACGGTTGCAACTGGCCTCGGACAATTGCTATATAGAGTAAAAAAGGAGAGACAGCCAATATGTGAAAAAGGGATAGGGTTATGTGTTTCGCAGACATTCGGATAGTCTGTTTACTGAGTATTACAGAAAATACTTTTTCAACATAGCCTCAGTATGTTCCAGGGCTCCTTCCATCCACGCTTGGCGTAAACTATAACTTTCTCCACAGACATGGACATTATGGAAAGTAGAAGGCATAGGCTGCATAAATTTCTCACTGACTTCTTGGGGGCTGTAGCGTCCAGGAACCCAGTATGTACATCCATACTTCCATAGATGTGACTTGAAGAATAGAGGTGTGGGGATTTCTGTACTGGGGAATAAGAGACGAAGTTCTTCCGTAATTTTTTCTTGAAGACTGTGCTCACCCTTTTTATCAAGAATTGAAGACCAGAATCTTGTGTCATCAGCATCGGTATAAGAGGTCATTATTGTACCTTCGCTCGGATTTATCGGAATTATGTAACGTAACTTAGAATCTGTCACTGTCTTGGGTATCTTGGAAAACCATGTAGGCTTAGTTCCAGAAGGAAAGATACCATAAGTACGTAAGAGGGGTTCCATAGCTAGATGTTTGAGTATCGGTAACTTTGAAAACGGGTGAATTTGTTTGAGAGCTTCACTATGAAGAGCTAAAATTAACTTGTTGGCATTGAGTGTATGGGCATCAAATTTGCATACAGTTTGCTCAAAGGCATTTTTCGAAACTCGTACGAGGCGATGATTTAGGAGGAATTGGACTCCACGAGATTCTAGCTCTTTTTGCATAGCCTTTGCAAGTGCACTGAGTCCTTCTTTTATTACATAGAATCCCTTATTATTGTGCATTTCATTCTGGAATGATTTTATAGCTAGATCGGCGCGAAGAGTTTTGACCTCGGCGCGATACGGAAATCGTTCAAGAATCTTCGTGGCGGTTTCTTTACCCTGAGTCACTTCCAAGAGTCTTTCCAGAGTATGCATTCCAAGTAGTGAAGGGCTTACAGACGATAAAGATGTTGTGATAATTTCTGAGAGTTCTTCCCAAATATTTGTTTGCGGATATTTAGTATCTTCAGAAATCCACTGTTCTTCTGAACCTATGGGTATAGGAGTAAGCTTGTATCTTTGTATGTATTTTTTGAGAAGTTTATGGCTTTCATGGTAGCGTCCTGCACCCGCTTCCCAGTGCAGAGGATGTTTACCCTTATGATGATATGTGAATATGCGCCCTCCTACGTAGTTGTAGGCTTCAGCGATAGCGATACGTAGACTTGCATTCTTTTCAGAAATACGTAAAGCTGCATGAAGACCTGCGAGTCCTGCACCTACAATGATAACATCGTAGGAGTCCATTCTATTTAGAGTGCTTTCGTAATTGGACCTGAATCCACGTCGCAATTTTTGCCGTATCGCTGCTTTGAAAGGGCTCTGATATGTTCTTATTACCGGGATAGACCATGATGAAGTTCGGTATGCTACGAACACGACAGAATCCAGGAGTGTACTTATTCTTGTCTACATCGCAGCGATAGACAACCAAGTCGGGGAATTCTTCGTCAATGAATCCCCAATCAATACGTTTACAAGCTCCACACCAATCCGCTGTAAAATAGATTAAAACGGGTGAGGTTAGACTATTGTTTTCATACAATTCTTCGAACTGTGCATGGTTTTGTAAGTGTTGCATGATTCGTGTTTCTAGAGTGCCGTAAGAACGATTCCACCTGTAATCAACGCAACAATACTACCAGCAGCAAAGTAGTCGAGAGATGTGAAATTTGGAGTAATACTTCCACCACCCACTTGTGCAGCAGCTTGAGGAATCACTTCAGCAATACTTTTTATCGACTTTCCCACGTCAATCGCCGCTTCAGCGCCGAGTTTGGCAGTTTGAATTGCCGCTGTAGCCCCCATCTCAGCCGCAGAAATCACAGAATTCGCTACTGTCCCTACTGCCGCCGCAGCCGTATCCGCAGTACTTGCAGCCGTTTGAATGGGTATTTGTAGAGTAGGATTCACAACACCTAGCACGGTCAATACGAATTTAATCAAACTCAGTAAGAAATTCCCCACTCCCGTAAAGAAACTCTCATTTACACAGGGTTTCGTAGAATGAGCAATAGCCTTTGACATTAAATACGGGCTGTGACCATCATAGTCCATTCCAAGAAATGTAAAAGGGAAGAAACGTTTACTACCCATAAAGAATAAGTCTGCCGGTTTTCCAAGAAGTATAAAAGCATCAAAGAAAAATGCACATATCGTCAATAAAAATCCAAGAGGAATCACGGTTAATAAGAGTAAACGACCTACAGAATTATAGTTATCCCCTGCGGCTATGTTTGCAATAACTCCAATAGGAAGTGTAAGAGTGTAGAGTACAAACCACCAGGGACTAGGTTCTTCACTTGTTTCTTTGGATTTCTGGCCTTCTTCTAACCACATTCCTTTGGCAAGACCTAGAGCTCCCCAAGGATGACCAAGGCCATAGGTGTTAAGTCCACTCGTATTCAAGCCACCTGAACTGGATAATTGTACAAGATCATAGAACCAAGGATATCCTAGTAAAAAGATATTCGCAATGAAAAAGAGGATTGCTGTTTGAGGACTACGTAAGAGAAGATGGTGAATACCAAATAATCCAAAAAAGAGTGTAAACCACCACATGCCTGATTGCGTGTATTGGCGTTCTTTCCAAAAGTCAATGCGTGTATGTGAAACGGCTGGGAATTCCATCCACGCTGCTAACTTCACACAAGAACATAGTTATAGATAATAAATCCGGAGTGTATTTCAAGTTTCAAATCCTTGCGGAAAACATATATGGTCAAAGAAATGATTCATTTTCTTTCCGAATTTATCAAAGTCCAGAATCATCACGTAATTGTTTGGTTGTACATATAGTTCAAAATCCCATGCAGAATAGCCAGAATTCCACAAGTGTTTCCACAATTGTTGAAGTTCTTTTATTAGGGCTGCAATGTACTGGGGACTATAGGATGCATATGTAGTAGGGTCACCGAGCCATATGGGATTATCTGTGTTGATTTCTTGCATAAGATAGTGTTTTGGATTATCTGCATCATAGTACAGTTTAGGAGTCTTTAAAATTTTATAGGTTTTTAGACAGTGATATATGATTCTATGAACCTTTCGTTGTTCTAAGGTTGTTAAGCCAGTTGACCTTCGCTTCTGCTTCTTTTGTATAATTCCAGGTTTCCAAAGTTCGATAGTACTACTTGTTCCTTCTTGTATTTGCATTTGTATTTTGTATTTTGTGTAAAAGGGGTTGTCTGTTGTCTTTTGTCTTGTGTCTGGTTTCATCTTTTAGTTTTTAGATTCGGAAGAGAAGGCCACCGAAACCATCAACCACACGTAAGATATTGTGATTGAGTCCATAGACACGTACATTTGAAGGTCCACGTGGCGGAATTACAGTAGTGTTCATTTCAAGTTGTAGGGTGATTGTATCGATACGGCTAGCATTCATACTTCCACTCGGTTGTACATTCTCAGGCTCTAGAGCAAAACTATACGTATAAACGAAGTCATCAATAGGAATTACGGTGTGGAATTGGAACGGTTGTACGAGACGGAAGTAGTCTGCATTACGAATATCGAACCGGTCATAACCTTCTATACGCAGAAGTGCCGTGTTAATCAGATTCTGATAACCCTGTGTCGATACATCACCAATAGCCAAGTTCGTATAATTGAACCATTGGTGAGAATTCACAGCAGCATCCCTTTGAATTAACCAGTATATTTCACGTAGAGGATGGTTAAATTCCATAGGGACTTGTACAACTGCTGAATTCTGGTCGATAGAGATACTTGGTGTATATTGCACTTGTTCAATCAAGTATTCATGTGAATTTGCAACAAAGCGGCGGCGCTCGTCAATATCTAAGTGAATATAATCACCATACATGATGAAGCTTGTTATAGATGCAGCATTCACTGTCTGGTCACAAGGATTTGCAAGAGGGTTGTCGCGAATAAACATTTGTTGG